ATGCTCGGCACATTGCTAAAGGCAATTCTGACCATATACCAGTCGATGGAATCGTTAGAGCTATAGATATTGATTCTGACCTATCGGCACATAAGGAAGAAGCTTATGCACTAGTTGAGAAGCTTCGTAAATGCGCCAAGAAGGGCGATAAGCGCATCAAATATATTATCTACGATGGCAAGATTATGAGCCCAATACTGGGCTGGAAGCGGCGTAAATACTCAGGCCCTAATCCGCATCGTTCGCATTTCCATATTAGCTTTACAACTTTGGGAGACAAAGACAGCAGTTACTTTGACCTAGAAGGAGACAAGAATGAGCGACCTAAAAAAGATGGCCGAAAGCTGGGCAAAGACATTCCTAGCGACAGCACTAGCGACCTATCTAGCGGTGGGATTCGACCTAAATGCGATTGCAAATGCCGCTCTAGTGTCAGTCTTGCCTAGCATCATTAACTGGCTTAACCCTAACTACGAGCGTTACGGCAAAGTCCGGTAATGGTTGCAGCTGAACTAGCAACCCTAGTCGCATCAGTTCTGGGTTCTATTGCGTTACTGATTGCTGGGCTTCGCTACATAATCAAATTGGAGAATATTCCAATAGTGTCGCGCCTTGATAAAATGGAGTCTCAGCTAGAATTGGCCCTAGCGAGAGGGGTCAGAAATGGCAACGCGAAAGCGCGTAAGTAAGAAGCCAGTAAAGCGTAAGCGCACTACTAAAGAGACGCCTTTAACAAAGCTTGATTTCTGGGCTATTGCTGCCAATGAAGTTTATAAAGCTTGTCGCAGAGCTGGAATGGACGAAGGCACTTCTCTGGCCTTTGCTATGGATCGTAGCTCTTACCCTGATTGGATAGTGCCAGCCGATGACCCAATAAAGAAAATTGGTTGGGAAGATGGCGAGGAAGATAACTAATCTACTTTCGAGAGGTTGAGTTATTCGAGGCTCTCAAGTCGCTTTACCCAGACTTGACGCCCTTATCAGCGACCGACCGAGCAGATGGCATTACCAGCGATAGCTATATTGAGCTCAAATGTCGTAGAACGCATTATGACCGCCTATTGATTGAGAAGAAGAAGTGGGATTATCTGGCCGATATAAGGGCTAGGACGGGCGCTAAGACCCTTTATATCAATGCCACACCTCAGGGCATCTACCAGTTTGATTTAGGGGCTCTAATAGAGCCTGAGTGGGTTTTGAAGAGCCTTCCGATTACAACCGATTTTAGCAACAAAGCCCATTCCGAGAGGCTATGCGGCTTCTTTGATATACGACTCGCCGAGCTATTGCTTGTCTAAATAGATTTAAGCAAATACATTTAACCCGTTAATCCATTTAGGGATTACAGAACGGGAGCAAAATGGTAAATAAAGTAGCTCTAATTCGATTTGATTCTCAAGCAGGGGCTTGGACTGATGAGACAAATTGGGTTAAGGGATCAATAATAAGACGATTTGCTAAAGAGCGAATGGGTAAGAAGCAGCTTAGAGGCCGTTTATCTAAGGCTGAAATCTCTGCATATTGGCTTGATAAATATGGGGTGAGTGCAGATGTTTCCTAATTTATCTGATACGCAAGTCTTTGCAATAACCATCGGCGTTCCATTCTTCGGCCTTTACTTATGGGCTCTTTGGAGTTCAGCCAAGGCTAAAGCCTTTAATGAAGGTTATAAGAGAGGCAGGTCAAGTGTCCGATACACAGAAGTCCTTAAATGAATGGCTTGAAGAAGCTGGAAACACATTATTCGACAGGGGAATCGAGTATGGCGACCCGAGGCACAATTTACTACGCATTTTCAAAATCAGTAAAGCACTCGGTATTCAGCTCAGAGACCCATCTGACTTGGCAATTATTGCTATCGCGACCAAACTCTCAAGAATGGTGGAAAGTCCAGAGCGCGAAGATTCGTATCTCGATCTCATTGGATATGCCGCTATCTTGGGTCGATTACGATTTTCGAGTCCAGAAGATTGGGACGACATTGAGTCTGACTCGCAATCATAATAGCAATCAATACTGCGATTACTGCAAGTATCGCTGGGGACAAAATAAAAACGGCTGGGATTTAAGAGCTACAACACCAGCAGTCTGGAAAGTCCAAAGCGAGACACCGCTTCGAAAGGCTCAGGTTAGGTTCTATTGCCAGCCTTGCGCCGATGATGCACAGAACTGGCCAGATGGCACATTTTACTCATTAAAAGAACAGTTAGAAGATGCGATAAATGATTTCGCAGGGAGAGAGAAGTTAGATGTCGAATTACCTAGATGATTATGTAAGTGTTCAAGACCGATTAAAGGAGTTTATAAATGCTTATCCAGACTATAGAATCAAGACTCATATCTTGGCGGAGTCGCTTGTGGCTAATTGTGATGTCTATATCATTAAGACTGAGTTATATCGGACTGAGGCTGACTTACATCCTTGGACTACAGGTTTATCCAGCGAGTCTAAATCAAAGCAATATGCACTCGAGCTTGCGGAAACTGGAGCGTTGGGACGCGCACTTAACCTCGCTGGATACTTCGCTAAGATTAAACAAAGCCCAAAGAAGGCAATTGAAACGACTAAGCCAGCTCTTGCGGAATTCATAAAAGAGCAACGCCCTAATGATCCTGAGCCAATTGTCTGGGATGTTGCACAGATAACTAAAGAATTTGGTGCAGAGATAATTGATGAAATACCGCTTTGCGCTGGTGGCGATGGGCCAATGATTCTTAAGCAAGGCAGCAAAGAAGGCAAAGAATATAGGGGCTGGGTATGTCCCACACCTAAGTCTGGCCATCCTGCTAAATGGATGAAAATTGGTTCAGATGGGCATTGGGTATTCCAGAAATGAAGCAAGACGCTCATCCCTTTAATTGCTCAAATTGCCTAGCAGTTACGCCGCATATTGAGCTGTATCGGTATGAGACTAGCGATATACCCGAAGCGCCTGAAGAAGTATGGCTAATCGAATGTCAGCGTTGCTTCTTGCAGCGCATTATCTATCCATCTGATCGCGTTACTAGCAAAGAGGACGATATTGTTAGGTGCGAGCAATGCGGTGGGTGGAAGATGAAATCGGGTAAATGTCGAGTATGTCGATTAGCAGCTGGTTTTGAGCAAATTAGCGTAAAATACTGGACAGGCAACGCGACTATGGAAAGGCCCTATAACGATGAGCAGACCCCACTCTATTAGATATATCCGTCAGCTAATGGAATGGGGATTTGACAAAGAGTTTATCGCCAGAGATTGTGGCATAAATGTAAGCAGCTTAGATGTAAGGTTAAATAGAGCAAAGAAAAGGGAGCAAGATGGGAATCAAGGAACTGAGTCTGGAACTAGCAGCGGTGAGTCTGATAGCTGATGAGGCTAAGAAGGCTAAAGATAGGCTAAGAGCTGCATTACAGACCGAGATGGACAAGATAGGTGCAGACAGAGTAAAGGCTGAATATGGTGATGATGTGATTGCTTATGTGACTACCAGTAAGCCTAAGTTTAAATGGGTTATCAAGAATGAACGCGAATTCGTCAAATGGGTAAAGAGCAATATATCTAGCGAAATAGTTGAGACAGTCCGGGAATCATCTCGCGATGCGATACTAGATAAGTTCCACTATATCAATGGCGATGATGTTATTGATCCAAATGGTGAAAGAGTTGAATGGCTAGAAGGCACAATAGCTGAGCCTTATCTGGTTACTAAGTTCCATAGTGACGGCAGGGAAAGGCTTAAAGACGCCTTTCAATCAGGCCAATTAGAGTTTAAGAAGATATGGGAGTTAGAGTGAAAGATGACATATACCCAATATGGAGAGATATAGATGATCATATGGATATGCCTGATGGAGTTGATTTATAGCAAATACTAATAAAACTTGTCCATATAGTGAGATGAGGAGTAAGTCAATGCGTAAGATATTTGACAGAGGCATTACCATAACGCCAAAGCGCGGGCGCATAGCTGGCCCTTTAGCGAAGGTTAGGACAGCCTATTGCCTTTCGCTGATGCTACTGGCCTTTCAAGCTATATCTATACAATCATCAGAAGCTTCTATGAATCTAAAGCTTTATGCTTACAATAAAATGGAGTGGTCAGAATTCCAATGTTATAAC